TGTTTCTTGTTGCGGGATCCAAATCCTCATTTCCACTTGGATTGAGAACTGCGAAGCCTCCAACCCCTGTTATACTAGCAATCACAATACTGGGATAAGAGAGGTAGTCGTTTTGCCTCTTGTAGTGAAGGCGGGCGTGGTTGTGAAGCCAACGGTAACCCGCGGCCCTCTCTGCCCACGATTTTAGAAGCTTCTCCTGCTTATCACACCAGTGATGCGTTTCATCGTGAGCTTCCATTATTTTACGCGCATATTTTTAATCTCTGTAGCCTCTTCTCTAGCGAGACGATCCACCAGTTCATTTTGTGGATGTCCATTATGGGCCTTAACCCATTTCCATTCAACACACTTCATCTTTTGTGAAAGAGTATCAATTTCAATCCACAATTCTTTGTTTTTGACAGGTGCACCCACTGATGTGCGCCAGCCATTCCTCTTCCAATTCTTAATCCATGATGTTATTCCATTCTTGACATAATTACTATCCGTAAATAGCCTTATCTCAAGAATGTCGCGAACGAGGCACGTTTCAAGTGCCTTTACGACAGCAGTCATTTCCATCACATTATTAGTTGTTTGATCCTGTCCACCCGACATTTTTATACCCGCACCAGCGACTGCCCACCCCCCTGGACCTGGATTACCTAAACAACTTCCATCTGTGTAAATGTCTTGCATTCTTAGTTAATTAGGGAAACGATTTGTTTATTTAAGTTTAAAGTAACCATTGCGTTTGTTGCTCATCATGTAAAGGCTGGCCAAGAAACCAACGGCAATAATACCGATCAAAATACCACCACCAACTTTTTGCGTCTTAGAAGCACCACGACGTTCTTGTTTCATTTTATTATACTCCCAGATTTTTAATTATTAGGTCCTCGCCTGAAAACAATCAAAAGCATAGCTACGATACAAACAAGGCAAGACATTGACGAATGGATATTCTTGCACGTCTTACTCTTTGATCCACACATAAAAGATTGTGAACACGAAAGTATACAAGATGACATACACGAAACGAGAACTACCGCCGCACTATTCATTTAAATATTAGGATATTTTTTTGACATCTTAATATTTAAGTTTTTATTACGCGAGTCGAGACGAGATCAAAATACCAACTTAGTTGGAGAACGCGAGACCGCCCATACCGGATTGGATGCGGAGGACGTTGTAGTTGGTCGCGAACATGTGCATGGTGGTCGCATCGGTGGAGTTCATAGTCACCGCGACTTGAGCGTTGTCAATGCGAGAGAAGTTGCAGGTGCCAGTTGGTTGGTGCTCTTCTGGCTTGAGGGCGAAAGAGTACGCGTAAACACCTGGGAATGGGTTACCAGTGTGGTGGTTGAAGGCTTGCAATTGGTTGAAGTACTTACCCTTTTGCTCCTTGAATCGGTCTTGGCCGTTGAGGACAAGCTTGAAGGTGGAAAGTGGACCAGCAGCTTCTTCAGTGAAGTCAGCAGTGGAAGATTCCGCATCGAAGAGTGGGACACCACCCGCTTGGCCGACTGGGACGTAGCAGTTGGAGGCCGCACCGCCACGTGGATCGTTTTCGAGGACAATCTCGGCAGCGTTGTTGGAGGAGGTGAAGTTCCAGAGGGCGTTACGGGAAGAGGTGTTGGAGAAGCACCAGACGAGTTCCTTAACTGGGTGGTTGTAGGACAAGCGGACTTGCTTGGTGGCACCGGAGGTGACGGTGTCGGAGCCAGTGTGTTGGACTTGCTCGATGAGGTATTCGTGACCCTTTTGCGCGAAACGACGGCGCTCTTCGGTGTCAAGGTAGATGTAGTTGGCCCACACCTTGAAGACGTTCTTTTCGAGGTAGGTTTCCATGTCGGAGGCCAAATCGATGTCGATGCGGACTTCGTGGTATTGGAGCGCAATCAATGGCAAATACAAACCTGGGTTGCGGTTGAAGAAGAAGATGAGTGGAAGGTAGACAGCCTTGCCATCCTTCGCGGTGGTGAGCTTAGCCCAGTTAGTCTTCTTGGCTTCATCGAGGTAAAGCTCGGAGTACAAACGCCACCACTTTTGGTAGTGCTTGTCGATGCGTTGGCCACCAATGGAAAGCTCAACGTTGTTGATCGCGCGCTCGGCAATCCAGTTGTTGTCGGAGGTCGCGTTGGAGGTGACGGTGGTGTCGACGTTGGATTCGAGTTCCAAGTACATGTCACCGACCAAATCACCGTTGCGGGCAATGGTCACGGAGACGCGGCCTGAGTTGGCGGCGGTACCGTTGACAGTTTGTTCAATGTTTTCCATAGCGAAGTTAGTGTGGCGCTTGTAGACGGCTTGGAAGAAGGTAACCTTAGGGTTTCCAGTCAAGTAGACGTCTTGAGCACCGTAAGCGACGAGTTGCATGAGACCACCGGCCATTGTGAGAGTTTTTGTACTATAGACCAACATTTTTTTTCTGGCTGAAATCGCACCTGGTGCGAAATTTTGGTCATCATCTTTTCTCAGTCTAGGTTAAATGTCGTCTCGCCCTGAAGAGGAAGAAGAAGAAGTTGATGAAATTGAAGAAGGTGAAATTGTGTCTGACCAAGAAGAAGAGGAGGATATCGAATTCTCCGAAGGTGAAGAGGAAGATTTTTACCCAGAAGATGATATGGAAATGGATACCCTCGGTGTCATAAGCTCCCTCTTGGCGACCCCAGATGGGGATACAGTGTGCTCAGCTCTCGTTAATCTTTGTAACCAATTGGAAACACAAAATAAGATTTTAATTAAAATGCTCGCCAGAATGCAACCCCCAAAATCAGCTTAGAAACAAAAATCGTATGTCAATAAATACATAGAAATGGAATACACTCATTTCATCGATAAGGATCCTAACACATATGAAGCACTCGCGGAGCTTCAGAGACAACACATCCAGTCGATGAAAGAAGAACAGGTATATGACGAAACAAGTAAGTGGGAGAGACACTGGGATTTAAAAACCAATGACTTCCGCAATGCGCGTGAACTTGGATACAGGCAGTATATCCACCCCGATAGTTTCGATGAAAGTGGTAATCCCATTCCAAGTCAAATTGATATTTTGGCTATAAAAGGTATTCGAGACAAACAACGAAAATTTTTGATCGACCTGAAAAACCATGCACGCGACCTGAAGATTCATAAGAATGAACCAAATGACGACGGTATCAATGTTGTACGAAGAATTAACAATGTCCTGAAACAATTGTCAGATGGTTATGAAAATATCAGACGTCATTACACTTCTTTTGAGAGGGTTGACAACCCAACAGCCTTACCACAGTTCAGTAAGACTGGTGATCCATCAACGATGGACGAGGAAGAAATTGAAAGTTCTACTCCATTTCAAAAATGTCTCCTGTATTCCCTAGATCAAGCATATAAATCTGGGTACAGAAGATACAAAGGGCAATGTTGCGAAGAAATCAAAACTATTGAGGGTTACAGAACTCGCGCCTGGGAACCCAAGTTTACTATTGAAAGTTTTGTATATTCTTTAGCCCAAAAAGATGATGATTTTGTAAACTGGAAGAATTTTACAAGCCGTGGTTCCGTGTTCAGAGATGTTATTGACAATCTTTCAAAGTGTATCGATGCACAGTTCCCCGAAATTTCAAAGAGGCGGCACGTTTGGAGTTTCAAGAATGGTATCTTTGTTGGAAAGGAGTGGATCCCAGACAAGGGTATTCACGACTGTCGATTCTATCCATATGACAGTAGTGAATTCCGTTGCCTTGATCCGACCATCATCGCCTGCAAGTACTTTGACCAACAATTTGACGACTTTTCTCATATTGAACGTTGGCAGGACATCCCAACACCACATTTTGACTCTATTTTGCATTACCAAAAGCTTGAGGATGAAGTTTGTGACTGGGCCTATGTGATGGGTGGTCGCCTTTGCTTTGACGTTGGTGAACTTGATGGGTGGCAAGTAATTCCATTCTTCAAGGGTATTGCCAGATCTGGTAAATCTACCCTAATTACTAAAGTTTTTAAGAAGTTTTACGAACCAGAAGATGTTGGTACTTTGTCCAACAATATTGAAAAGAAGTTCGGTCTTTCGGCTATTAAGGACTCATTTATGTTTATTGCACCAGAGGTGAAGGGTGATCTTGCACTCGAACAGGCCGAGTTCCAATCTATGGTTTCTGGCGAAGATGTCTCTGTCGCGGTGAAAAACAAGACGGCTGTTTCGATTGAGTGGAAAGTCCCGGGTGTTTTGGGTGGTAACGAAGTTCCAAACTGGAAGGATAACTCCGGTTCAGTTCTTCGACGTATTTTGCCTTGGAACTTTTCCAAGCAGGTGAGAGATGCGGACCCACAATTGGATGAGAAGTTGGATCGGGAATTGCCCATCATTCTTCTCAAGTGTGTTAGAGCGTACTTGGATTACTCAAACAAGTACAGGAATAAGGATATTTGGAATGTAGTTCCGGAGTATTTCAAGAAGATCCAGAAACAAGTGGCGATGGTTGCAAGCACTCTCCACAACTTCTTGGAAAGTACCAATATCATCTACGGCAAAGATCTATTTGTTCCTCAAAAGTTGTTTGTCCAAGTTTTCAATACACACTGTGCTGCCAACAACTTGGGCAAACACAAGTTCAACCAAGATTTCTACGCCGGTCCCTTCAGCTCAAGAGATATTGAGGTCAGGGAAGAGGTGGTGACCTACAAGGGACGCACTTACCCAAGGCAGCCCATTGTATATGGCCTAGACGTGGTTGAAGAGAGTTTGGGTTTCACCGATGATTACTAGAAAAAAATGCTACCCAATAGTAATATGAGCCAACAGCTCAGAGAATTTGTGAAACAGTCGGGGGTGGAGGTACGGCCCCCGAACACAAATAGTCCAAGCTCGGTTTCAACCACTGCGTCAAACAACGCACTTGCACGTGAAATTGAAATGGATCTTGGGATTCAGAGACAACAAGAATTCCCAAGACGTCTTGAAAGAAATATAATGAGCAACGAAAACTATGGTGAGTTTGCTCAATTTGTTCACAACTCAAATAACGACAACAACACAAACAATATAATTGCCATGGCACAACGTGAACCAACCCCACCGCCAAAAAACATACAGTTTGTCGTGAGTAAATTAAATCCAGGTATGTTCAATGCCACAGTGAACAAACAGTTCAATGCAGAAACTCGTATTGACCTCAGAAAAATACTACTCAAAACCCCACTCCCAAAAACCTCTATTGGCGAGGGTCTTTATGTAGAGACAAAGGAAATTAATGGTATTTATGGTAGATTTTTGACTGGATTCACTCACACGAAAGAGTATGGAAAGCAAGGCGACCTCAATAAAGCTTTCTTCACAGTCCAGCTCAAGATCATAGTGTCAGATGGAACTTCGTCCAAGGGTGCGACCGTCAATTTTTACAGGAATGGTAAGATTAGGTTTTCGGGGGGCTTTATAGGTGAAAATATCGCCAATCAACCGGAACTCATTCGTAGATTCATCGTGAATTCGTATTCAGAAAGACAAGATTTCTTGTACAATCCATTTGAGTACAACAATCTCAGCGGTCAGTTCAGAGTTAATGGTGTATTCAAAAATATGGATGAACTTGCATCCAGATATGCGATCTATGGGTTTTCTTACATTTCATACAACAGTGAATTGTCCCCATTTATGTACCTGACTTATAATCATCATAAGTACATCTTGGCCAAGACGTGCAACTTCCAAATTTCTGGAGCTAAAAATCCATCTGATATGTTGCAAGCATACAATTCTGGTATTGAACTTGCAAGAACACTTTACGAAAATGACGAAATTATGCTCACAGCGTCGGTTCCAACCAAGCTCACGAAAACACAACCCAAACCAAAGACCCGGGCCAAGCCAAAGGCAAAGGCAAAGGCAAAGGCAAAGACTAAGAAGACACGTCCATTGAATACAGCTCAAAGATCGGCCATAAAGGTTGACGGTAAACAGTGTATGCGTATGTCTAAACCAGAACTTGTGGATCTCGCCAAGAAATTGGGTGTCGTGGGAATTACCAAGTCTTCTAAGAAGGAGGATATCTGCAACAAGATCAAGAAGATCACTAATACAAAGACAGCTACATTCAAAAACACAAACAAAAAGAAGAATGTCACTTTATCCGGAACTGGTAAATCTTTCAAGGTTGGAAGAGTTACGTGTGCAAATTATTCTAAGGCTGAACTTTTGAGAGTTGCAGGAATACTCAAGATTAAACTTGATCCCAAGGAAACAAAAGCTACCCTTTGTAAGAAGATTGAAAAGGTTCGCAATAATAAGGTTGCGAATAAAGCTAAACCAAAGACACCTCCACCACCAAAGCCAACTAGGAAGGAAGTTGCCCAAACGAAGAAAAATGTGAAAAAACAAGAAGTTATCAAAAAGAGGGGTCTCGATGAAAATTCCATACGCAAGGATATTACAAAGTTGTATGGTAAGAGATGGATGACTCGTTACAAGAATGTGATGCCATCCCTGAATAATGACATCCGAGAAATGAAATCTAGATTGAACAAATTGAAGACTGGTAATAAGTTGGGCGTTCCATTCAAGAGAGATGTTGACTTGGTCAAAAAGCGTCTCGTCAATAGATGGAAGAGTGAGAGAGAACGCGAACTAGAAAAGAAGGTCATCATGAGACAAATTAATGTGAATGGCGTACCCAAAAACTTGGTTAACCAATACAGAAAAGCTGCGACAAATTACATCATGTCACAAGGTCCAACTTCCAAACAACTCCAATCTTATAAGAAGACTTGGATAAACTTAAGGAATAAACGCTAAATATATGTAGATGTACGAAACCATTGAAACCCAACTCGTTGGGAGACTTGCCATTGGTAAAAAGCGTTATGGACATGGTGTGATTGTTAATTCTGACACGCGTGAGTGGGGAACACCTGAAAACTCTTGGATCAACATGTGTCAAGAAGAACTTTTAGATGCGGTGATTTATATAATTGCCGATTACATTAGAGAAGGGCGTCGAAGTGATAAAATGATGTGTGACTTGGAAATAGATTACAAAATTGATGAAAAATTTTCAAAATGTCCAGATCCAATCAAGTATTTACTCGAAATTAAGGACGAAGATGAAAATGGTCTTATTATGCATATAGTTAAAAATTACACAAAAATTGAAAGCCCAAAACATAAAATGCTTGTATGGAACTTACTTAACATGTTATTAGTGTGTTCACAATTTTAGTTGGCTCCGCCGCTTGTTTTATATGAATAGTGTGATACGAGAAGTCATACTTTGGGAACATATCCTTTATCATAGTAGATAAAGCAGTAGCTTCGATGTACTGCGGAATCTTAGAACAGAAAGCATTTCTTTCAACTTGGAACAAGCGATCTTCAAGTTGAACGAATTTCTTACGTATGTCTTTATCTATACCATCTCGAATCATTTTCTCGTATATTTCCTTAGATTTTCCACCGCTCATGTAAAAGTTTTGGGAACCACCAATTTCATTTGGAACGCTTAATTTTTCATAGGTGAGGGCCAGTATTACGATTACTAAAAATATGTGACGTATCATCTTAATTATTACACAGGAATTAATTTAGACAAATCATTCACCTTGTGAACAATTTTGTAAAAGCTATCAATATCTGAAACATCATTAGGTTTGACAATTTCAAACTCGATTTGATATGAACATTCTTCTTCAGAATCCATGTCAACATTGTCTCCAGATGAGATTGTCATATCTATACTAAGATTCTTTCGAATGAAGGAGTAACGAGACTTTGTTCTCTTTCTGTCCATTTCATACTGCCCCCAGGTTGGGATTTCCCTAGAAACACTAAATCTCATATCCGTAGGCGTTCCTTTGAAGTCTTCTTTCTCGACATTAATCTTTTGAATCATCGCTTGTTCACCAGTATCCTCGTTAGCGGTGATACGAATGCCATTCTTGTCGTTGTAGTAAATGTCACAGGTAGACTTTTTTACATCTTCCCAACCATTGTATTGCTGAAGACCAGAGAGTACTCTATCGAAAGTTTCTTTGCCAACATTTGTGTCAAAGAAAGTTCCATTGTACTTTCCAAGTCTCAACTCAACTTCTATGTTTTCTTCATCTTTGTATTTGTCAAAGACAGGGAAGAGTTTGTCAACAATAGATCTGATGTTGTGCATCTTTGGTTCTTTACATATTTGTATCGCGTCATCTTCTTAAGTGTTTTTTGTGCAAAAAATGTAATGAGAGGTTTAAGAAACAATGGAAATACCTGTTATTTTAACACATCATTGCAGTGCCTTCTAAACATACCAGTGTTATCAAATCATTTAATTGATAATCCATACACAGGAGAATGTGAATTCACAAAACTTTATTCAGACCTTGTGAATACATACTGGAGCAAAACACACAAGGGTGTCATAAATGCTCAACCACTACTTAATGCATTCCAAAAACATTTCAAAAGATTTGTGATTGGTGAACAACACGATGTACAAGAAGCAATATTATGTATTATTGACATTCTCGAGAGAGAAATTCCAGAAATAAAGACGTGGTTTTATGGAAAAAAGGTGCAACAAGTTGTATGGCCGGAGGGTAAGAAAAATACAGAAGAAACATTTTGTATGCACTTGGTAAACTCTGATAGTAAAGATCTTGGGGAGATGCTTGAAAAGAGTACTGGGTGGAGTGTGATTGAAAATTTTGAAGACGACAATGGAAAAGTTTTCAATGTTGCAACTACACGCACAATATTTTCAAAACTTCCAAAAATTCTTATGATATCATTTAATAGTAAAAGTCATTTCAAAGTTGTTGAAAGAATATTTATAGACAACTTTGAATATAATTTGCTATCAAGTGCAATTCATATGGGGGTACAGTATGACGGACATTACGTTACTTTTTCAAAGCGAAGAGGTGTGTGGTATTACATAAACGACGAGTTTGCGCACGAAAGCCCCCTTCCTACTGAGGCTGGTCATTACGTTCTGGTCTACAATCTAAAAACTCCTTCATCTGGATATCTTCCCTAATATTTGTAATGGTATTGTAAAAGGTTCGTCTATTATTGGGATGTGTTTTATCGTGTCTCCTCTTCATTGGCTTCCACCAAAGAGCGCCAGGTTCCCACGTAACATACATACATTCCACAATGGCACCATCTTCAAACCAAGGTTCATCCATTCGACTCACCGGAAATTCACTTTCATAAAACAATTTTCCCTTTTCTTGTACATATAATTTCCAAACTGGAATGCCCGGTTTACCCACGCCATCAAAACTTCTCCCCTTCTTCATAGAGAAGTCGACCGTATTTTTCTCACGAGGCTTCCATTTAAACATTGTTTCGTGTGTACCTATTCGCATAGGTTCATTTATTGGTGTAAACACGAGACCATCAACTTTTTGTTCAACACTTGGAAGATATTCATCCATAAATGTTTCAAAATCCCCCATTGAATGAAAAGTTTTCATTTTGAGTCGATATTTGTCAAATTTCATTTGTATGGTAGAGTTTATAAGATTAGATGCAGCCTCAAGTCTACCGTTCAAATTTAAGTGACCAACCCCTTGACCACTAACAAGCAATGCATCATACACGAAAAGTGTATTATCATACAACTCCCCGTCGAGAATTGTTCCTTCGTACGCCTTTTTGGGTAAATTTATAGAAACTGGGGTCATCTTGAAGGCTCTGTTTACAAAGACACACTTGCGTTTACCCTCATACATCAACGCAACCAACATGTGTCTTTCGCCGTCCGTTTTCTCACAAACAACATACTCATTGTTTTTGAGAACAGGGAAGTGACGATATTCAATGGAGACTGGTTGGGGTCCTGGGAAATAATCCCGGCTACCCCACACCCCATGAATATAATTTACGACGTGTTCTTCGAAGGACATATTTTATACTAAAATTTAAACTTTAACTCGTTTTAACTCCTGCAGCGTTTAAAATGTTACTTATGCACTCATGTGCGTATGTCATGGTCAACTTAGATGCTGTAAACGCATGAATCTTCACACCCTTTTCCTTAAATTTTTCCAACATCTTGGGGTGAATTGTCCAGTTACCCGTCTTTTTATCCTTGATACTCTTAATGACATTCTTTGTATTCATTAACCAAACACGCGCTTCGGTACTCTTAACATTATAAATACTTTCTGAAATCTTATTGCCAACTTCAGTGTCAAAATGAAGCCCCATCTGCTCATTGGGTTCTTTTGAATCTTCTCGGACCTTCATCTTGAAGAGGTCCCAATCGACACCCTCCTTCACACCCGGAAAAACTAAACATCCGAGACCTTCGTGTGGTTTGAAAACTTGCTCAATTGACTTATCGTCTACGCCAATACCAAAGTCGACAAAAAATATCCTGTCACAAACTTTCATATATCTTTGAACGACTTCAGATTTTTTGTAGGGATCGTCGTCCACAAAAACAATCTCATTTTTAAAGTTACCTTGCACACACTTTAGGTTCATACGAAGAATTGTGTGCAACGTTTTAACGTGGCATGATTTAGAACGTGTAACTATAATAGTGACGAGGTTCATAATATTTATTAAAAGTGTCTAAGCCTTAAGCCTATCATCGAGGCATCCAACAAATGGGAGGTTTCCAACATGTCCCAAGGTTGTATTTATATCCGCCCAGATTTTACCACCCATCTTTTGCCATCGACGACAAAATGCGTAGTCTTCCGAGAGATATCTACGATTATCTGGGTCAATCATACAATCAAAACAGGCGTGGTAAAAATCAAAGTCCCTATTCTGGTGATCATTTCGGCAATGTAAGTCTGGATATTCCTTTTCCATTCTTTCAAACACATCGCGTTTGATGCACATAAATCCTGTGGGTCCATCAAGAATTTCAATGAAACCATTTTCGACGGGTCTATTTGCGGCACCAAAATTAATCACGAGACTTGAAGATAACATCGACATGTTTCGTTCGTCGCCTTCTTTCACCGCGTTTGCAGCTTGATCCCACATAACAACCTTCTTTGGGTAGCACGCAACACTCACATCATGGCCAGACTTAACAAGGCGAACAACAGATTCGGGATCAAAATGAACATCGGCGTCGATAAACATGAAATAGTCACAATCACTCTTTTGCATGAATCGGCCAACGGCGACATTCCTTGCACGATGCACAAGGGATTCGTTCTCAGTGGTATCTATATACAATTGTACATTTTCACGCATTAACATCAATTGAAGTTTGATAATACTCATTACATACTTTTCTAAGCACAAACCCCCATAACAAGGCGTCGCTAAAAATAACTTGATCGCCATTATTTTACTACAAAGCTCCTTTAACCTCTAAGTGTTTTTTTATGATATTTTCAATTTTGTTTAGTGTCGGCACCGAAACTGAACACCTTTCACACACATCAGCCTTTGTGACACCTGGGCTAAGAACAATATAAATAATCGCAGAAGCTACACTATTTGGAGTCTTACTCATTAATTCTACACAGTCGTCCGTGGCTGAGCACATCTTGTTACAGTTGTAACGCTCTTCGCGCGACACCTCAAAAGAATTCAAAAGTCTTTGCATAACATCATAGGCTTTTGTTACGTAATTCTTTTCAGTGATACCCATGATCGTATCTTTGAATATCTGTGTCGTTCGGCTAATATCTTTGGATTGGATACCAAACATATCCGCAATTTCTTTGGTGGTACGTGGAAATTGAGCGAGCCTACACGCGTAAAGAACACAATTCGCTTTGATACCCAAGCGTACCGCACCTCTGGTAAGCTTTTCATCATTGAACTTTCTATACATCATCTTTGCGTCTTTAAGGACTGTATCTGGTAGAGTATGACAAGCTTCATCAATATCTCTGTATGCGTGGAATAGTGATCGATCTTTGTGATTCATCGACATATGGAAATTTATCTTCGCCATTCGTTTGTTTTCGTAAGTTGAAGATCGTTGTGTTGAAATGATAGTACCCTTGCCCCAATTTTGGGAAAAGAGTTCGGGATTTACATTCGGGTTGCCGCACCTAGATGGATCGTTTACACGTCCATCATCTGTGAGACCACTCGTCCATTCGGGGGTATCGTCTACGAAATTGTCTTCGACGAGGCCACAGTCCGAACAAGTTGGAAGACCTTCGGGTGTGATAATTTTGACACCCGAGCATTCACGGCAAAAGTTTCTATTCACTGGCTTTTCTTCATTTTGTTTGTTTAGTAGTTGGTCTAGATCAGACCAGATAGCTGCCAGCATATTGGTATGTTTTTACACAACCTTTTTTAGATTTTATAATTACGCACCGAAACTTAGGTTATCTGCGTGCGCTTTCGCGAGTGCTTCAATGGCATCAACGGTTTCTTTAAAACTGCGCGCCCCTGGTGATCTTGGTTCCCAAGCATTCCATTCTTTGTCTATGGCTTTATAGTCAGAAGGTGGAATGACTTCACCGTCAATGTGGTCATCTGGTACAATGAAATCGTCCATTTCAGAGTCGCTTTCGTCTTCGTCGTAGATTTCAGAATCGGAGTCTTCAATGTCGACTTCGGCAAGATAGGCGTACATTCCCTTACCAAGAGATTTCATCTCCAAATCTTCAAAAGTAGTTCCACTTGGGTAGTGTTCCATCACACTTTCATATGGGGCAGGACTCATATCACCGTCTTCAAGTTGATAGACACAGGCGGACTTATATATGAGTTCGGTAGGGTTTAGATAACGCACCCCAAGAACCAGGCCGGTGTTCATTCCCACAAGTCCGAACATTTCATCCTCTACGTCGTCTTCGTTTACTAATAACTTTACTATATCATTTTCAATTATCTCTGATGGCACAATCATGCTTAGAGTTTTCGCTCAAAAAATTATCAACGATAATACTACAGATGAAAATCACAATTTATTCGAAGGAAGGATGTCAATACTGCGAGCACGCCGTCACACTGTGTGAATCGGAAGGGATCGATTACGAGAAAGTTATGATTGAAAAGGAAGAACTAAAGAAGTTGTGTGATGGTAGGCTTGATTCCTACCCTCAAATATTTGCTGATGGACGTCGCATCGGAAACTACTTTGAATTTCAAGACTGGGTTGAGGAAGAGTATGAACCTATTTTAGCCCCCACTCTCAATCGCTTTACGGTATTTCCCCTGAAGTATCCAGAGCTTTGGGAACTTTATAAAAAGGCTCAAATGAGTAATTGGACTGCGGAAGAGGTTGATTTGTCCAAGGATATGGATGATTGGAAGACCCTGAATGAAAATGAACAGAAATTCATAAAGTACATCCTGGCATTCTTTGCTGGGTCCGATGGAATTGTTTTTGAGAATATCAATAACAATTTTGCAGATGAGGTGCAGATAAGCGAAGCGCGCTCTTTCTATGCGTATCAATGCCATAATGAAATGGTCCACGGCGAAACATATTCAAAATTGATTGATAAGTACATCAAGGATGGGGCTGAAAAGAAGCAACTATTTGACGCGATCCAAACTGTACCTTGTATTGAGAAGAAAGCCAAGTGGGCTATGAAATGGTTTGATACAAAATCTCGTTCCTTTGCGGAGAGACTCTTTGCTTTCGCGTGTGTAGAGGGTATATTCTTTAGCGGATCATTCTGTGCTATTTATTGGCTGAAGAAGCGAGGTCTCATGCCGGGTCTCTGCTTTTCGAATGAACTCATTTCTCGTGATGAGGGTCTCCACCAAGAGTTTGCGGTGGAGTTGTTCAAGTTGTTGAGAAACAAACCATCAACTCAAAC